ATGAACTGATCCGCGTCGGTGGATAGGTTGCGGCAGTGCCAGTAACGACGGCGACCTTTGACAACCACCAACAGACCGCACGCCTCGCGTGGGTCCTCGGCCTGTGCGTGCTGCAGCGCCGCATCTTGCCATGTCATGCGTTGAAGGCCCCCACACCAGGGAATGATCCAAATGGCAGCTCAGCGTAAGTGCCGAAGTGCGCCTTGCACGCCGCTAGTGTCTTATCGCATGTTGCCAAGCCGCCGGTGTAACCGCACTCGGTTGATTTGTAGACCCATTGGCACACGTTCGCGATGCACTGCCGCTTCGGTGCGCGGATGCCCGCTAGGTCAAACGCCGCCGCTAGTTCAAACTCTACAATGTCGCGTGTTTCTACTACCTTGCGATCGACATAGTAGATTTCACGCGGTAATTCAGCGGTCGGATCCGGTGCGCCGTATGGGTTGGTGTTGCCGGGGAAGTTAGCGCCGTCGATGTAACGGGCTAGTGTACGCACCCGAGTAAACTTGGCGCCTTCCAGGCCACTTGGCAAGCTGAGCAGCAGCGCGGTGATGGTGCCCATGATATTGCTGACCTGCACCTTGGGACGCGGCAGTTGACCGTTGCCGCTGTATTCAAACCCCGTCGCTTCGATTGGAAAACGCATGTAACTATTGCCGTTCCATGCCACTTCGCCATTAGCGTTGAGTGAGCTGCCAGCGTGGAAACGGTACGTTTGCGTTATACCATGCTGCGCTGTATTTAGATCAAGCTCAAACAGCTCGATAATGGCGCTAGGCGCAATCGCCTGTAGATCGGAGACTGGTACGGTCATCAGCTGCGCAGCTTAGGGCTCGAAGACACGCCTAAATGTGGCGCGTGCCGTGTTACTTACACAGTTGCTAGCAGACACATCCCACTGCTCGCAGACAAACTTACCGGGTGTTCCCCAGGGAGGGGTCCAGTCGAAGGACTCGACACCACCACGGGCAGCCAAGAAGGCGCGTATCTCGTCGCGTTCAGCGGCGGTGCGCTCGGAAAAGGATAGCTGCCACTCCTCGGGATCGGTGTTCAGGCCGAAGCGCGTGCGCTGCTCATAGCCATCGCCGAACTGCGTCTTGCGAACACGCGGCTTGTGCGATTCGCTTACGTCGTAAGAGGCGGTCCAGGTAAACGTGGCCATTGGCGCAGCGCGACAGCGAGACTTAGCAGAGCAGATACAACCAGCTTACGAAGCCAAGAGGCCACCGGGGCGTTTCTGATTGACCAGCTCCTGTTGCACAACAGCAGCGATCACTCGGCCAAGCGCTTGTCCTTGGCCGGCGTCGCCAGACATCTGCTGGTTGCCGCTGGCATCCACGTTGACTTGGATCGTGATTGGGGCCGCACCACCGCCGGAGGACTCGACGCCCAGCCTGCCGCTGGGGAGGCGGCGGAGGGGCATGATCGCCTCGGGGCCGGCCTCGCCGGCCACGCCGTTACGCATAAGCCCGCCATCGGCGAACTTGAACATCGTGGGCTTGTTGACGACGCCGCCATAGGCGAATGGGACGATGCGGTTGGCTGCATCGAAGGCGCCGCCGTAGGCAAACAGGCGCGTGCCGGGATCAAACGCTAGTGGGTTGGCAGTAGCCGCACTGAAGTTGAGTTGCGGTGCGCTTAGCCCGGAGGCGCCAGATGCGGCGGGTGACGGGGCCAAGAAACCTATTGCCTGCATCAGTGAGCGCATGATGAATTGCCGGACAATGATGCGGGTCATGTCAGCAACCAGGCTGGTGGCGAACTCGCGGAAGTTGGCTGTGCCAGTGGTCATCAGGCTGGTGATGGAGTCTTCGACGCCTTTGAAGCCAGTCTGGGCGAGGTCGGCAACGTTGGAGCGGATGGTGCCGATGGATTCGACGTAGGCAAGGGCGCCTTCGCGCAGGCCGGCGTAGGTGTTTGGATCCTGCTTGTAGCGTTGGATTTCCTTGAGGTGATCGACCGTAGTGGCCAGTTGTTCCAGGTGCTTGCGTACCGGTTCTTCGAGCTTTTGCCAAGAATCGCCGTAGTCGGCGATGAGGGTGTCGAGTGTCGTAACTTCCCCCTTACCGCGCTGCAGTTCGGTGATCTGCTTGGTAAGTGTCTCGACGGTGGAGCGAGAGGCAGCACGTTGATAGTCGGCCGTGGTGAGTTCGCCGGCTCGTTTCAAGAAAGCGGTAGCCGCTGGGCCGCCTCTCTTGGATACATCTACTACGGCTCTTTGTACGCGGATCTGCAGGTCATCAAGTGTGCGTTCAAACTCGTTTACGTTCCGCTGGTCGAAGGGGGCACCTAGGCCGGCGAAGATTTCCTCGTTTATCTTGCTTATGTCTTCGCCGATCTGAGCAACCGTTTTGTTGTAGGCTGTTTCGATCTTCTGGCGCTCTACGTCCAGTGTCTGTAGAGACTTAGTGTAGATGTCGGGCGTAATTTGATTGTATTTTTTCTGCAGATCGAGTGCCTGCTTACGCAGAGTAAGTTCGTCAATAGCGAACTTCTTAGCAAGATTAGCGCGGTCAAACTCAGTGGCAGCTTGTTCCTCGGAGAGCTGACCGCGAGCTTTGAGCAGCTCGATGTTGGCGTTTACATATTCGTTAGCCTGCTGGAATAGGTCGCGTTGTTGTTTGGCTGCATCAGCGCCTGCACCCGCAGCGCCGGCGGCAGTCCCTGGGGGCTCGGCGAAGCCGGGCATAGAAGGCGCAGTGGGAGCGTTAGGGGCACGACGAACAAGTGTTTTGTACCGTGACTCCAGTAATGCACTCTCTGCTATAGCCGCTTGTAGGCGAGGTTCGAGTTCATTAAGCTTAGCCCCGAAGTATGTAGCCATACTGGGGGACGCCTCAAAGTCCTTCTTTAGTTGTTCTCTTTCTCGCTGTAGCTTAACAACCAAGTCCTGTACGACTTGGTAGCGCCTGCCTACGTCGTTAGCAACACGTAGTACACTCGCTCTGTCCAGAGCGAAACCGCCTATATCGCGCAGGAACTGTTCACCCGTTGCTTCCGATCTAACCTGTATAAGGCGGTCTTTCGCCCGCTTAATCCGGTTAAAGTAGTCGATAACAAGATCAGCACCAACAATAGCGACCGAAATAATAATCGGGCCAGCTAGTGCTGCGGCGGTAGCCCTTGCTGTAGCGGCAAATAGTTTAAGTTGCCGCTCTGCCATGATTGCTTGTGCTGTGGTACGGCCAAAGGCAGCGCCCATAAGCGCAGCAGCGCCGCTGACCAGGGGGCCTAGTGCGGCGAAAGCGCGACCGGCATAGATCGTGGAGGTGAGGACGACACCGAACTTGGCAACCAAGGCGATTGCACCGGCGTTGGCGCCAAGGGCTTGAATGACCTTGGCCAGACCTTGAGCCAGGTTGATGAGTGCGGG